AGTTTGCCGACGACGGATTGGAAAAATTTCGGCGGTCCCCCGCTACTTGTGAAACCTGATCTTGGATTTGTGGACCACGGTAGAAAAGATCTTGGACGTTTTCCGGTGTGCAAGGGATGTCTTTGCCTTCATCGTCGGTCAGGGACCAATCAGCGACCAGAGAGGCAACAAGTTTCCGTTCGGATTCGATGTCAAACTTCAGACCTGCCTTGACGTTGCCCTTGTTCTTTTTGTCCCGGATAAATTCAAGGCGTTCGGCGTTGTAGTTTGCTTGGGCGAGTTTGTACGCTTCAGAGTCGTCGCCCCGGATCTTCAACCATTCATCGGTTGGTTCTCCCGTCCTTGGGTCCATGAGGGAAATTTTGATCCCCTCTTCGGATTGTTGGCGGATGTCAAATGCAGAGATTGAGAGTTTGGTTTTTTTAGGCATGGGAAAAAGGTTTTCGGTTCCGGGGGTCGGTTATTTTTAGATACAGACCAAACAAACCGGATTGAAGGTTTTTATTGTGACCCCCGGAACCAAAGTTGAGAAATTTATGCGGCGACCGGATAGACTCGTTGCACGGAAATATGAGAACCGAGAGTTTCGTCTTTGTGTGCGGTGAAATTGACCGTGATTGTGATTGGACCGTCGCCGCCTACGTCGGGTTGAGTCCCGGAACCAATGCGGCAATTTGGCAAGTCGATAATGAGTTTGCGGTCTTGGAGATCTTGCAACGTCAATTCCAATGCGAAGGATTCGTCATTGATGAATTTTTCCCAGAGGGCAGCGTCTTCAAAATACATCGTGATTGAACCTTCAACATCACTTTGCCCAACTGATGGATCTTGGGACGTTTCACAACCAACGGCGAATTTTGCAGTGTGGTTGTTGTTGATTGTGATGTTGTAGTCGGTGACGGTACAATTCGCAACCGTGTCGATTTTCAATTCACCTTTGAAGGTGTCAAAGGGTTTGTAATCGTGTGCCGGAATGTAGTCCGTATTTGTTGGGGCGGCATCTTGTGGTCCGGTCATGTCCCGGCCAAAGACCCCGAAGACAGATTTTGCAATGTTGTTGGCAGCGGCGGACAAGTTCCAAGTTGTGATTTCACAACCGGAAAAGATTGAGAAACCTTTCGTCGCCATGTCGGAGAATTGCCGCATGATGGAGAAAGATTTGCGGGTCGTCCCCGCTTTCAATGTGGCGGATTCTGCCCCATCGGTGAAAGATTCGATTTGGAAGGTGTCGCCGTCGATTTCAACCGTGTCAGTCGTGTTGAAAAGTTCATAAGTAGTTGCAGCGGCGTCGGCAGGTGGGTCGTAGCGAAACCGGGCATACTGACCACGGGAATCAAGATATTCCAAAGTTACAGTTCCTGTGTTGGCGACTGTTGTGAAAGTGTCCCCAACTACTTGCCCGGCAAGATCAACGCCTTCTTGATCGACCAAACAACTGTCGGAACCTGCCCCGGCATCATTGGTGAATGTGCCTTGCAAAGCGGATTCAAGGAAGTCATCGTAAGCAACGGCAGAAAGGTCGGCGGAAATGTCACCGGAAACGCCTTTTGCCCCTGTCCGGGGTTCTGCCGGGAACCTGTCACCAGTGACCCGTTCAGATTCAAGGTTGTCCTTGGTCAACGCCAAAGTCGTCCGTGTGTCAGGAAGACGTTGGAATCGTGGGTTTGTTGGAGTTGTCCCCCGTGTTGATTCAACAACGTAGGACAGTTTATGGTTTGCGGCTTCAGACATTGTGATTCCCTTATGTTACGGTGTGACGTTTCAAATATGAAATGAAATTGATTGATATGGATTTCCTGAAAAATCCTTCCAAGATCCGACCCTGAGAAATTTCACTTGTTTTGACAAGGACAGAATGCCCTTCAAAGGTGAAGGTTCTACCCCCATGAAAGAAAACCCGGCGTTTCGTATCCCAAGGAATCAATCCGACTTCACCTTCTTTTTGTGGCACATTGAGGTCGATTTGCAGGATCCCCGCTTCTTCGTCAAACCCTCCATGTCCAACCGTTCCACCTGTTGAACCGGAAGGAAGGATGGAAACTTTTGCCCAAGTGTCTTGATTCCCTACGTTTTTGCCCCGGTTCTCCCATTCGATGTTCCCTGCCGCCATTGTTGGCATCCCGGTCACGGTCCCCGCTTCGGTGTCAATGGATGCATTCCCCGTCAAGAAATCATTGGCGGCGGTGATCAATGCGGACCGGATCTTTGAATCGTTCGGGGTCATCGTTTGTTTCTTATCAGTTGGGCGATTCTTAAAAGATTTTTTCTGACCATGCCTTCGGGGGCTTTGATTGAAGAATGTCCATCGTATTCAATCCGGGCGGCGTAGGGCAAGTTATTTGTCAGGAAGACTTCAAAGTCTTCGGACCCGTCGAAATCCAAGATAAAATCTTCAACCCGTGACAAACTTGCGTTCTGGGTTGCGTTCTCGTCTTTCTTGTCGGACGGGTTGCCCTTCGAAGGGAACCAGTTGCCCCGCAACCGACCCTCTAAAACGGGGGTGTCTTTGATCACCGATTTGTAAAGACGGAAAATGATTTCCGCATGAAACTCTTTGATTTCGTCGGTGGATTCTGCCGTCCACCGGGCGACACCGACCCCAAACGACATCTTACGGAATGACGGAACGCCCGGAGAGTTTTATTCCGACCATGAACAGAACAGCTTTTGTCCCGGTCGGGTTCAAAGGGGTGACACCGGAGACTTCCCAGACCTTCGATTCAAATGAGACGAGGTCGCCGTTCTTCGGCTCAAAGCTGTTGGTGTTGACTTCGGCATACAAGAACCGGGATTCAACCGTTGAAAGGTCTTCAAAGGTCTTGTTGTCAAATGCGTTCCGCCCGGAGGAGATTGGCAATGCAACAACCTTGACCGTTTCGGTTGTTGTCGATGTCCCTGTCTCTTCACCCGCTACCGGGTCGAATGTCCCGCCGCCAACACGGTTGAAGGTCACGGACACCCCGAACTTGTCAAGAAGTCGCCGGGCGGTTTTCTGGGTTTCTGTATAGTTGAATGCCATATCACCGGATGATCCGGGCGGCAGACACATTCTTGAAAAGAGGTTTCAGGATCGCCAATGCCTTGATCGGTTTGGGTTGGGGTGAAGTGTCCCCGGTCGTGTTATATTTCACCATCAGGGAACCGACTTTTTCTTCCGCAACTTCCCGCCCTTCTGAGGATGCCAGAAGGTCAAGACCTCCATGAATATCAACAGCAAGTTGACATTGGGCATTCAACAGAATGGCCGGGATCTCCCCGGAGATGACATCGCCATGCAAGGAAATGTTGTCACGGGGGAAAGTGACGGGTTGATCTTCAAATGATCGAAAACCCTGAAAATCTTTTTCTAAGGTCTCTAAATAGTCGTTTGCTTTGATCAACAGACGTTCCCGGTCGTCCGTATCATCCGGGATCGTCAAGCCCCGGTCGTCGGCGTAGGTCACAAGGTCGGCAACATCTGCAAACGTGTTTGCATTTGCTTCGCCGCTTGTCGTCTGTTGAATGAGGGTTGGCATTGGTCAATTAATCCCAATTTTCTTCAGTCTTCGCCTTCTTTGCCGGGGCTTTTTTGGCAGTTTTTGCCGGGGCTTTTTTCATGCCTTCGGCGGCTTTGCGTTTTTCATCCGCTTCCGCCTTCTTTGCGTTCGCTTCTTTTTCAGCGGCAGCGGCTTGAATTTCGGCATCGGTTGCCAACGCTTCCGCTTCTTTTTTGCCAAGGTCGGCAGCATCAAAGCCCATGATTTCCTTGAATGCTTCTTTGCGGGTTGCCCCGTTCTGTTGCAAGCAAATGATTTTACGGTGTTCTTCAGAATTGGGTTGTCGGATATTCATAATGGAGGAAATAAAAAAGCCCAACCCCGACAAAGTCAAGATTGGGCTTTTACTATGAAAAACTGAAGGACTTAGTCATTCACTTCAAGAAATGCCAAGGCAATATTCTTGCGTGGAATGATGCGGTCCCAGTGGGTTGCGGTTGCAAGTTCGGTATAGGTTGCGGAACGTCCGTTTGCAGGTGTCCCAACATAGCTGAACCCGTATGGGTGAATCGCATTGGAGACACGGGAAGCAATCCGTCTTTCACCGCCGCCGTCGCCGGATTCCTCTTTATCATAAAGAGAGGATGGTTTCATGACAGGAAGGTCGGTGTAGCCAACAGCACCACGTCCAAACAAGATACAAGTGTAGATTGAACGATTGCTCCCGGCGGTGATCAAATCGTCATCAACAACCAAACGAAGGCCGTCGAATTCTGTGAACAGAAGACGCCCGGTTTC